GTTGACCACCTTGTAGTTCTTGCGGAGTGCCTTGAGTGAACGCTCACCTGAATTATGCTTGTCGATGTCTTCTTGAGAGATGACACCAGCGTGTAGTGCCAAGTCAAGGTGTGGGTCAAACCCCTCCTTGCTCATCTGTTCCACATACTCAGGGTCGAGTGGCTTCATGTAGTGTCGTTTGGTCGTGTCTTCTAAGCTAGTCATGTCAGCACCAGCTAAGACGTAGCCCTCAGGGCAGGTAAGACACCCACGGATCACATCACCGTAAGGCTTGTCTACACTAGGCAGGTTGACCAGAGGCTTCATGTGCTTGAACCTGAATGTATTTGTCAGGCCAGCCACCGTAGCTTGTAGGTAGCCATCAACGTGACAGTCTAGGAACGACTTAAGTATTCCAGCACGATGAGTAAGCACGGTAAGACCATCCAGCAGATCAACAGCAGGGTCCATACTGACAAGTTCCTTGACACTCTTGCAAAGGTCTCCGTCATTACGGACTTGTTCGATTTGTCTTTCATCACCTGTCTTCTTATCCCTGATGAACTTATACGTTCGTGGTTTCCAACCTAAGCTATACAGCCAGTCCTTGACCTGATCGTTACTGTTTGGGTTACCCCGTTCTTCTCCTGTCTGGACAGTTAGGCTTTTTGCGGAGATTGGCATCTTATTCTCCGCACATAGTGCAACCCACTTCTCACCGTGAGAGGACAAGTCACCGTCCTTCTTGTGCATGACCTTAGGCTGGGTAGCCACACGGGTCAGTGCCTTCCTAGGCATAGCATCAGCTAGTTGCTCTACCTTCTCTTCCTTGAGCCTGATGATTTCGTCGTAGGCTTCCTGAGCTTTGTCTACGTCCAATTTCCACCGAAGGTCTTCTTGCTCTCTGGCACAGTCTAGCTTGAAGGTCAGGTAGTCTACCAGCCGATCTTTCTCCAGAGGGTCTTGGTAGAGCTTGTTCAGCTTAGTATCAAGATCACGCCACAGACGATTGTTGATCTTAACGTCCTCATCACATCTGTGAGCATACTCTTGTGGTGTCAGGCTGTTCCAGTCCTTGATAACAGGCTTAGGGATGCCGTAATCAACACCATACCATTCGAGACCATGCTTTAGTCTGTCGTGGTGCAGATACCAGCTAAGGGCTAGTGTGTCGATCAGACGTGCCTTTACCTTGATACCCAGTACTTTTTCCACTGCGGGGATGTCGAAGCGGATAATATTATGGCCTACTAGAACTTCTGTCTCAGTGAAGAACTTGCGCATCTCATCATAGTCGTGTGTGTGATGCACTTCTTTTCCATCGTGTGAATAAGACAAGACATGAATCTTGGTCAACTCATCTAATAGACCGTCAGTTTCAATGTCGAATACTGTCATTAGTGTGTTTCCTTAAGTGAGATTAAAGGTATGGGTCGTCGGCAGTTTCATCTTCTTCGTAAGGATCAAAGTCAGGGTCGTTCTCTTCAATCTTCTTGAGGGAAGTCCCAAGTTTACCTGCCAGATGTTCTAAACAAATAAGTATCTCCTTTGCAACACCTACACCACTCCATTCCTCTGGGTTATCCTCTGCATAAAACTTAAACTCCTCAACAGCCCCCCTAATGTCGTTTATTAACCCTTCAGAGACTGGCCGCATGACGGGGTGAGCATCGTCGTGGTCTAAAAGAAACCTTATAGATTCATGCAGGAAACTTGGCCTATAGTAGTATTTATTGTCTGGACTTACGAAAAGCAGACCTCCAGTTGATGTTATAATAGGGTGACACGGACCCTTATATTCCTTACATACCTTTCCATTCCTCTCTACTAGAGCAGATTCTTCGCCAATCTTGTCCCAAGATACCCATGAGTCTTCCATTGTTATACCTCGCTTAGTGTAAACGTATCAGTATTAAACCGCATCATACCTGCCTTACCTTCTTCAGAGCATGGTCGGTTCTTCTCAATAGTAAGGTGTGTCGTGTTACGCTCTTGCAAGTCAGTAGAATCCTTGTCACGCTTCAAGTCAATGATGACTGATGCCCGCTGTCCGATCATACGACAATACTTCATCTGACCATCATCGTTAGTGTGGGCGATAGTAACGATACCCACGTTCAACTCAGCAGACAGCTTAGACAGTCGCACAGACAAGTCAGCCAACATCTGTTCCTTGCTCTCCTCTGACGACCCAACAAGGACATCTTGGATAGGTTCAAAGAACACGAACTTAACACCACAAGCGACAGCAAAGTATCGTATCTGGTCGATAAGATCATCAGCACCTTGACCGTCACTCAGATAGAACTGGTAGAAGTTCTCATCCTTGGTCAACTTACCGATAGCCTCAATGACACGATCCTCAGCACCCTTCTCTTCAATCAAGTCACGCCGTGTCAGGTTGTCGTTACACTCGTAAGACACAAGGCCAAGCAGTGACCTCAACTTGGTCTCTTCCAAGTGCCATGCAGCAATAGGTACACCACGCTTCAGCATGTTGTATTCCAAGAACCGCATCACCTCTGTCTTACCAATGCCTGTAGGTGCCTTGATAACTGTGAAGTGACCCTGCATCAACCCCAAGATTTTGTCGTCTAGTGCTTGAATACCCGTAGGAATAAACTGATGCTCAGGCGTATCCTTGTACAACGACAAGAAGTCCTGTGTGCTGTTCATCACGTTCTCAGGGACATACTTCCGTGCGTTCCACCATGCGCTCTTGAAGTCTGCTGCCTTACCTGCCTGTAGAAACTCATTAGCGTCCTTGTAGGGTCGATGGTCAACACGGTAGACCTTGTTAGGGAACAACTTAGACACACGGTCAGCAAGAGCATTACCAGCATCATCGTTGTCAACTGACAGCACGATCTTATCGAAACTGTTGAGCCAGTCTGCACAGTTCTCCCAGAGCTTCTTAGAGGGCGTAGCAGAGGGTAGTGACACTACTGGGTTGGTGTAGCCGCTCTTGAGCATCTGAGCCACTGACAGGGCGTCCAGTTCACCCTCAGTGATGGTAACCATCTTAGAGCTACCAGCAGTAAACATGTTCATACCGAACAGTTCGTCACCTTTAAACCCTGCCTTGGCGTAGAAGCCTTTCTCTGTCAGGTTACGGACTTTAATTCCGCCGGAGGGGTATACATACTCTTGACGGTTGTCGTAGGTCAGTACCCCGTAGTCCTCCATCGTCTTGGTGTTGATGCCACGCATGTTGACGTAACGACCATCTGATACATCTTCGATCAGCTTTGGTGTGAACGACATAAAATTATCACCTCTCTTTGTCGGGTATCTATCTTCAGCCCAATCGAATTTATTTCCACTGGACGGGTATTTTCCATCGCATGAGTGACACTTCCCAAAACCATCATCGTTGTAGCTGAAGGCGTTAGATGAGCCACACGAGACGTAAGGACATGGTTGATGTGGATGTTCTGCCATGTGTAACTTCTCCTAACTTAAGTTATAACCTAAGTTATATTACTTGTTGTTATTACTAGTAGGTGAATAACTTAAGCTATAACTTACGTTACTCCTACTTACTTATAAGGTCATTCTGCGGAACCTGTAACATCACGAATTGTTACAGTAAGGCACCCTCTAGCTTGTCTAATGCAGCCTTTTCATGTCGTGACACCCACATCTTGTTAGTTTCAAGGACTTCACCCACCTCATCTTGAGTCATATCTTGGTAATATCTCATCTTGATGATTGCAAACTCTGTTGGCGTTAGTGATAACTTTGCAACACTTAGTAGGTAGTCACTGTAGTTCTTGGCCTCATAGGCAATGGCATGGTCATCTGTGAAGATGGTGTCGTTGTCAAGAGATTCAGTCTTGTTCGATACCGCATCCATCAGACTGCATAGGGTGACTTCAGAGACCCCACTGAGGTTATCTAGGCCCTCACCCCCAGAGATGGCATTAGAAGCCGCCCTAGAGGCCCATGTGCAGGGGATAGACACTGCCTTGACCTTGATGTTCACATAGTCATTCATTGCCCTACGGGCTGCACCTACAAGGTCGGACTTATTCGTCTTACCAGCCCGTAGACACTCATAACAGGCAAGCATGCCTTCACTCACAAGGTCTTCATACTGGTCCTTACTACGATAGCGATTAGCCAAGCTCTTGCACAAGATGTGTAGTTCATCGTCAGTCATTGTGTCCCTTTCAAATCTGCAAGGATAGCGCAGGCATCATGCAAGGCAGGCACAAGGGTATGACCCTGATCTGCATATGGTTCTAAGTCACGGACAAAAGCCTGCACCTTTTCTAATGCCTGCACAGCCTTGGCTAACTTGGCATCCAGTTCCTCGATGCGGTCGGCTGCTACGCTCATTAGATTGCGTTCAGTTGTTTCAGTGCCGAATGTGGGGTCGCGCAGCCGCTTTACCAGATCATCAATCATCTTTCGCCCTCACCCTCTTGTGACAGTTCTTCTTGTCGTTTACGGATCATATACGCGACATCATAAAGAGTGACATCTGGACATGAACGTAAGACCTCAGATATTTCATCTAGTGTCATAGTCATTCTCCCATCAGTGCAGGCCAGCTTACAGGAAACAGGTCACCCATCACCTTGCTGATCTGATCGGCCACCACACGGCTCTCATATTGAGTGTCAGAGGCACACCGTAGGCGACACATGCTTGCAAAGGCATCCAGAGAACCCGACCAGTAGAACTCGGTCATTAGTGATTGCGGTAGAACCATACGTGCCATCTCAGGTGCCACTCCATTACCCAGTAGAGTTTGGTATGCTTGTAGAGCCTTGTTCTCAGCGTTGTAAACTATTGTATCTGGGCTGATAGGGAACTTACCATCTTTAATCCACTCTACAACACCCTCAGACCCTTGTTTCTTGTCAGCACTACGACCACGCCAGACATCAGGTGTATAGAACTCTACATTGTCATCCACGTACCTACGACTGATGGTATTAACCCTCAAAAACTTATGCTTCACAAGTTGAGCGTGTACGAACAACGGACATTTAACATGGAAGGAGGCAAAGGCATGACCGAATGGTGACAGGTGCTTATGCTTGGCCAGATAGCGGATCAGCTTCTTGTCACGTTCCTCTAGCACAGCGATCAAGTCACCACAGCGATTACCGTTCTCGTAATCATAGTCCAACCACTCAACAGCCTCAGACTCTTTGCCAAAGGATACTCGTGCTGCGTTAACAGTTGAAAGGTCGCTTCCGCAGTGGTCAATTAACGTAGCCTTAATCTGAGGGACTTGTCCCGATTTATGTGTCATCTTTACTCTCCTCTGTAAGTTTAATTAACCGATCACATCCCTCAATAGCATCTTGTCCCATTACATCTGGGCAGTAACCCAAGTATGCAGACAAAACCATACGAGCATAGA